CATTCTGTTGCTCCAGTCGTGCCACGTTGCGGGCATACTCTTCCAAGGGGACGCCGAGGCGTCGGGCGATTGCTACTTGCGATTGCGTCAGCTTGATCTTTTTCGCTGACGTAGCTCTTTGCGTCGGTGCTACGACGGTTGCTGGCCGTTTGGCCGGCTCGGGCTTGGGAGCCTCGAATTTGTCCGGGAAAACATGCCGGAGCCTGGAGTCGATGGTATCGAAGTACTCTTTCGACCCCGGGGTGTACCCGGACCTGACGAGTTTGTTGTGCACGCCCATCGCAAGACTCGTCATCTCATCGTCTTGCCCGAACCACGGGTTCCGTTGCTTCCAAGCCTCAGTGGCTGGGTCGATCTGCGGAACCGGCGCTTGCTGCGAGGGCTGTTGAGGCGCAACGGTATCACGTTGTTCTTCGGTTTGCAAGGGGGTAGGCTTCAACGCCTTAACCCGCTGCTGTGCAAACACCGCTTCGTTCAGCTTGGCCTGTGCTTCGACAAACGCTTCAGTGTCGCCGGCCTCATGTGCGGCCTTCAGCGCTGCTTTGGCTTTGTCAACCTCGACATCCGCCAGACGCTGAGCCTGAGAGACGAAAGCCGTCGTGCCACTGGTCACTTGGCTCTTGAGCTTCTTGTTCTCCTCAGCCAGCACCTGTGCAGCGCGGATGGCTTCCTGATGCTGTCGCTCCAGTGCTTCCTTGGCGCGGCGCTCATCGTGGCGGGCGTGCGTCAGCTCCTTGATCCGGTTGCGGACCTTCTCGCCGTACTGCGCCAGTTCGTCGTCCGTGGGCTCCTCCACGGGCTTCTCCAAGGGTTTGCGGCCCTTGTCCTGCTCAGGGGTATCGTCAACGATCTCGATCTGAGTCTCGTCTTCGATCTCGAAGTCCACACTGTCGGTGGCCTTGTCAGTGGCGGTGTCCTTGGGTTCGATTTCGTCGGGGAATTTGAATTCAGCCATTGGTGCTCCTCAGCAGCTCAACTTCTGCCTTAAGTTCGCGCGTTTTGCTTTCCAAATAATGGAAATACGTGTTCTGTTCGTAAGAACGGGCCTTCAGTACGCGCTCCATGTTCTCGAAGCGGTTCGCCAACGTGCGAAGTTGCTCCGCCATTTGCGTCATTTCGTACCAAAAGAAGTCGTCCGTTACGCCCAAGAACTCATTCTCTTTAGGTGCGGGCGTCATGCTCGCGTGATCCCGCGAGGGTCTTGCACCACAGCCTCCACCTGATCGTCATTGATCAGGCGGAACTCACGACCGTGAATCTTGAAGCGCGTGCCCGCGTAGGCGCGGGTGATGACGAAGTCGCCTTCTTTGCACCAGGGGCCGCTGGGGAACTTGTCCATGTCAGCGTAGGCTTGGGGGCCCGCCTTGAGCACGAACAGCACCACGGTGCTGTGCTCCTCGACACGGACGGTCGTATCCGCCTTCAGGATGCCGCTCTCGTACTTGTCCTCCACCTCCGGTAGAGCACAGAGCAGTTTGTAGCCCGAGGGCTCGGGGAGCTGCTTTGCCTTCTCAGAGTCAGGCAGGTCATTCACGTCGTCGTTCATGGTTCTCTCTTGCGGGCAGGTTGGCACCGTGGCTTGCCCGAGCACCACGGCGAGGGTCCGGGTCGAAGACCCGGGGTTGGGGGTTAATTGTCGTTGCGTTTAGCGACCTCAATGAGGTCGAGAAGTTCGCGCTCGGCAAGGGCCAAGCCGTGGATGACGCCACAAGCGTAGCGGTACTCAGCAAAGTCCCTGGCGGAACCTCCGGCGATGTTGTCCGCCATGTTGTTGAGTTGCTCGCGGAGTTTTTGTCTCAACACCATCAAGATCTTCTCGTCCATGTCTTAGCTCCCAGGGTTACCGTTGCGGTTGGGTACAGGGCGAGGCCGCGAAGCGGTGATGACTTTGACCGCCCTATCCGCGTCCTTATTTTGTTTATCTACAACAGTCTTGATGGTGGCCTTACGGTTTTCTGACGCAAGGCGTTCGCGGTCGAGTCGGAGACGCTCTTGGGCGACGATGAAATCCATCTGGTCGTTCTGGGCCTTGCGCTGGCTGTCGCGCTCCTTGAGTTGCAACTCTGCCTGAGCAATTTGAAGCTCAGGGTTCTGCGCCTGCTGTTGTGCTGCCTGCTGTGCGGCAGCGGCTTGGTTCATCACCAGCGTGCGTTGTGCGGCAGCGGCCACCAGCGGGGCCAGGGCCTTCTCGTCCTCCGGCGAGATCGGTGCGGTCTCATCTTCGTCCAGCGCGGGCAGCGGCACCCCCAGCGACATCTCGACCTGTGCGCGGTACGAGAACCCAGCATGCTCCGCGATGTGAGCCATGAGCGCAGCCATCATCTGCTGCGCCATCGGGTTCTGGCCGATAGCCATCATGATCTTCGGGTCTTGCATGAACGCCTGATGCGCGGCGAGGTGCGCCTCGTGATCTTGGTACGCGAATGCCTTGACGGGCTTGCCACGCAGCACGGCCATGTTCTCGGTGATGGGGTCTTCCGGGCGCTTGTCCTCGGGCAGCTCCACGATCTTGTCCGCGTTCTTGATCCCCAGCACCTCCAGCATCTGGCGGTGGAGTCGTGGCAGGTTGTAGATCTGTGGAGCCTGCGTCGAGAGCTGCAACGCAGCTTGGTACTGCACCACCCGCTGGCTCATCGTCGCCGCGTTCGGGTCGCTGACCGGGATCACCTCCACCAGGGAGTAGTCGCTGCGCCGCGCACGCGGCACCGCCGTGTCGGGCTCGTAGTCATAGCTCTCCGGGGCGAAGTCCGCGATGATCGTCTTCAGGAGCTTCAGCTCCTGTTTCATCGAGAAGTGCAGCCGCGCCTGCACCGCCGACATGATTTTGAGCTGGCGCTCCAGCAGCGCCAGGGTGGTGCCCACCGGGGCCTGGGCCGACATGTCACTGACCTTCATGTCCGCCGTGGCGGCGAACCGTCGAGCCTCGTCCACGATGCCATTCAGCAGCCCCAGGAGCGTCTGAGACGGCTCCTTGTAGGGCAGGGGCATGATGTTGTCCCGCACCGTGCCTGAAGGCACGTCCACGTCCCTGAACTCACCCGGCGCGATGGGGGTGTCGTCCCCCTTGATCCGCAGGCCACGGCTCTTCAAGCCCCCGGGCAGGTTGCTCAGCGTCCCAGCATCGACAAGCTGGCGGGTCAGGCTCGTGGCACTCTTGGCCGCACCGCCGATGAGGTGGATCAGCCCGAACCCGTAGGCCCCGAAGCCCGGGATGTACTGGTAGTGAACGAAGTGCTGGCGCGGCTGGTAGGTGATGTCATCCTCAAGCCAATTCCGCCGAATGGCGAGCACTGCACCCGTGTCTTTGATCACGGTGACGACATAGGGCCGCTCGATAGCGGTAGGGTTTCCGTCCTTGTCCGTGTGTTCATCACCCGGGATGCTCAACTCGACATGCATTTCCAACAACAAAAACCGATCATCGTGGGTGGCGGCGAACCCCGTCTCCTCATCCTTGCGCTTTTGGATCTCGTCAATGTTTTTGTTGGGCTCGCCGATGTCGATGTCACGATAGAACCCAGCATGTTGCAGGCGCAGGATCTCGTTCTTGGTCTTCCTCATCCTGTGCGTGATGCGCGGGCACGAGCTGAGTTCCGAGGTGCCGTAAGGCAAAACAACGTCTTCGGCGGGGATGAAAGTCGAGATCTGGCGATTGAGGTTGGGGTCGAAGTAGACCTTCTTGAAGGCGGACCCGGAGATAGGCAGGTTCCAGAGCATTTTCTCGTGCTCAGGGCGATACTCCACCATGACTTCCGTCAGTTGGTAGTTCATGTCCGCCTGCACCCGCGATGCAGCGTCTTCCTTCTGCCGGGTCCGTTTCCCAATGATGTTGGTCTTGACCGGGCCTTGCGCCGGAAACGACTCCATGATGGCTTCGCTCTGGAAGCGCACCACCGCCTCGGTGAGGATGGGCGAGAAGACGCCGCATGCACCAGACCACGGCTCAGTCCGCTCTTCGTACTTGAGGCCCAGGAGCTTCAGTCCATCGGCGTAGGTCTCTTCCCAGTCCTTCCGACTGTTGATGTCGTTGTCGTAGTCGCCCAGCAAGTTGCCTGAGATCTCTTCAAGGGTACCCTCATCAAGGGTGTCGGCAAGGTTGACTTCAAACCCCTCATCAAGGTCATCTTGCCCGGGCACCAGCGTGATCTCAAGGCCATCGGCACCGATGGTGACACTGTCGGGGTTCTCGATTTCGATCTCAATGTCGGGTGCCTCTGGCACGCCCAGCCCAGGCAGGGGCGGCACGCCCGTCGAGTACAACGCTTTGTCAATGTTTGTTGCCATGATGGGCTCCGGAGTCTTGGGGTGTTAGGGTTGGCGCGTGGCGTCAATAGTACGCCGCACGGCGTGGGCGGTTCAGGAGATCAGGGTCTCGCAGGTCGGAAGACAAGCTGATGAAGCCTCCTTGACGGAAGCGTGCCAAGGCCATCGAGGTGCAGTCAACCATGTCGTCGTGGGAGCCGAACGGGAACGCTACGCACTGCTCAATCACCTCTTCAGCCCATCGTCGGCCCTCGGGGTACCACACCATGCCACTGCGGATGATGTCAGCCACGGCGCTCAGGCGAGCAACCTTGTCCCCGGTGCCCCGGTGAGGCGTGAATTCTTGCACGGGGATGCCCATGCGGCGCAACTCTTGGTACAGGGGCGTGCCATTGGACTTCTTCTCAACGATGAACGCCTCCGGCTCCCACTCGTGGTACTCGCGGATGGCAAGGTCTTTCAACTCGGGAAACTCGACGCGCACGTTGATGGCGTTCATGAGAATGATGTGCGGCTCACCATTGGTCAGATTGTCATCGCTAAAAATGCCCCAAGTCAAGAGTGACGTGAAGTCAGCACGGGTGCTTTTCTCTGCCGCTGCATCCAGCGTCATGATGACGAAGTCACACTGCGGTGGGTTGTCTTGTTTCCAAGGCTTCCACCAATCCCGTTGAATGATTGCACCTTGTTCCCCTGTCGGGTTCTGCATATATTGCGCGTTCCATTGGAACAGCGGCATAGACGCTTTGGTGCGCTCTAGGGCGTCAAGATCAAACTTCTCCGGCCAGAGGGCCTTTGGCCCGTTGTTGGTGTCAAGGATGGCGGGAAACTCGAAAACTTCGTACTGATCCGCCTTGGGATTGCTAGCGCCGTCCTTTATTAAATGTCCGATTAAATCCGACTGGTGCCACCGTGTATGGACCACAGCTACGCGACCACCTGACATGAGACGAGTTCTTGCGCCAAAAGCGAACCATTGGTAGGTCTTCTCTAATTCCTCAAAATTTCCCGCCAAAAGATCTTGTTCTGAGTGTGGATCGTCAATAAGAAGCAAATCAGCGCCGCGACCAGCTAGCGCAGCGCCTACGCCGCAATTATGCGTTAACACTCCTTCTACAAAGAACGTATGATCTCCGTCAGTTAAAAAATTAACAAATTGTTCAGAGGGGGTAGCAATTTTCTCTATGTCTCCTGCGGGGCGTACTCCCAACAGTAGCCCGCATAGCTTTTGCGCGTGTTCTCTAATACCCGCCAAATGCCGTTTAGGGCCGTTTTTGGGTTTTGCGGATTGATTGATTCGGCGGCAAGTCGTAAGGAATGATGCTCCTGCAACAGCAAGCCACCCAAGTCTTTTTGGAGGATCATACGTCCGTAGTTCTTCTTGCGTTTCTTTTTGTTGCTCAATGGGTCCATGCCATTCGCTAAGCGATAGCGGATAGTTTCCGGCTGTATTCCTAACTCCCGAGCATGCTCCGCTAACGTCTTGCTCCCAATCCGCACGTTTGTTCGCTTGTTGTTGGCTTGCTCGATAGGCGTTTCCCACCGGCAGTTTTCGGGGCTGTACGGTCCATCGTTGTCTATTCGCCCCACAGTATGCGTAGGTGAAGGTGGGAACCCCATATCGGCCCAAAAAGTCTCGAACGACTGCCACCGTTCGCAGAGCGAAATTCCACGCGCTCCGTACAAATGGTATTTTTCGTTGTTTGGATTCTCGCAACGAGACTTGATGTTGTACCAACGCCGGTACGCAGGGGTGTTCCAAATAGCCATAGGCCCTCCACAGAAGAGCCTGCAGTTTATCCGAAATACTCTCCACACGCAAAAGGTCTGAGGGCAAAATTTTTGCCGCCTGCACCCAGCCCCGGTTCATCGTCCAGATCGGATGGTCCGCAGAGCACTCTAGCCCAGCAACACGGAAGGTTGCGTCGTGCGTCGAGTTGTAAATCTGCAACACTTTTACGGGAGTTCCTGCATTCAGCAGGTTGTCACCTATGCGAACGTCACTGGCAGTAACAACGCCGCGTGCTGTGTGCACCCCGGTATGTAGCCGGAGACATGCAAAATACTCGCCTCCGGCGTTAGTTGACCATCTCCCAGCACTTTTTGAGTCTTGCGCGAGGGTAATGGCGGGGAAAACGGACTTGTAGCGGGGGTCTGCGATGATATTTCGCACTTTTCGACCGAAATCGACGGCGAGATCGCCGGTATGCGAGACCATCAGCACCTTCTTATCAGGGAATTTGCCCAAAAACCACGCTGGAAACAACGTGCTGATGAGGTGCGACTTGCCGTGGCGAGGGGGAATTGACACCGCAATTCTGTCTTTGAGTCCATAGGCTATGTTTGTCAATAATTCCGCTAGTCTTTTATGGTGAGTGGCTACAATGTACGTCGGGTCCATGTGCTGACAGAAGGTCAACAAGTCGTCTTGGCACCGCTTCGCGTGCTTACGGCGCTCAAGCTCTTCGAGCACGGCCAAAAGCCGTTCTTGTTCTGACGGAGTCAGCTTGTTGACGTTCGCCAAAGCAAACTGGAGTTCAGCGTCGGTGAGCACAGGGTGTGGTGGGTCTAACCCAGAACGGCGTCCACGTCAATGGGTGTTACGAGATCGACGGGCGGAGCCAGCACGACCGCCTCCTCAGCGTCCTCTGTACCCATCAACCTGCGCAGCTTGTCGCGCAAGGAGTTCTCAAGATCCACCGTCGAGCGATTGTTAACGGTGATTTCGGTGCGTTCGGTGAACAGACCAACGTCGCTGACCTTCCCGAGCAGCTCAAGGGCTTTCATCCTGATGCGGGGATCAGGATTTTCGCTCTCAAGGACGAGTCTATTGGTGACGTAGTGGCGCAGGCGCTTGGCATCGTGCACCACGTCCATGTCGTACTGGGTCAGGATCGAATTGACATGGTAGGCACCCTCTGGCGTCTCCATCGCGTACTTGATGGTCTTGGGTGCGGCGTCGCCCTTGTTGACGGCGCGGAGCGTTTCACGCGTGGTCTTGCGAACCTCGTCCGGGTTCGGAGGTTCATCCTCGTACCCTTCGGAGATCAAGACCCCAGCAGTGTTGCACGCGGCCTGGGCACGGGCTCTCACCTCGTGGTATGTCATGCTCTTGGGGGCACCGCCTGTGGGCAGCGGGACGAAGTCTTCGACTTCAGCTTCGATCATGGTGGCTTCCATGCGCCGCACCTGGGCGTAAAACCACTGTACCGCACGGATGGTCTTCGTGTCAACTCGGCGTTTTGGTTCCATATCACGGCGGGTACTTTAGGTACCATTGACGGGGGGTGTTTGCTATAACGGACTTCGTCTGGGCGCTGGTAATTTAGTACCCCCGGGGGTACTTTTATTGTGTTGTTAAAGTGTCACGATGTTTTAGCGGCTTTAAAGTACGTCGCCGTTATGGACGTGGTCATCGTGGGTGTCGAATACAGCGTAGCGAGCGGGCGGGACTCCAAAGCCACAGCGGGGGGTACGGGGACGGTGGGGGTCTGGTTTACCGCTAAACAATTTGACGGGAACCGTGGGAGTGTTATAGTCCATCTATCGCATCGATTCCCGATGCGATACCGGCCCGAAGGTATCGGGAGCGTTACACCAGGATAGGTGACACGATGGCTACTAAGACCCCTAAGACCCCTGCCGAGCTTCGCACGGCTGCTATCGCTGCAGCAACATCGGCCATCGCCCACAAGGGTAAGATGGACGGGTTCTCCAAGCGTTTCACGGCTGCTGTTCTGAGACTCGCTGCAATGGGCACCGATGTTGCGAAGGCCGAGGGTGAAGCTCTCGGCGCGGAGCTTGCCAAGCTCACGGGCGGCGCGTCCTACGCTAGCAACGCTAAGCGCATCCTGGCGGCCACGCCTACCGCAGCGAAAAAGGCCCTCGAAGCCTGCGAAGACGAAGGTGGTTCGGGCTTCCCTGCGCCGGCCGGACTTTTCAAAAAGTTTCCCGAGGAATTCCCGAGCCTTAGCGACACGGGCCGCAAAGCTAAGGAAAAGACTGACAAAGCGGCAAATGACGGGGTGTCGCTCAACACGCCGCAAGGCTGGAAACTGGCGCTTGTCGCACTGTGCGCCAATGTCCAGGGCTTGAAGTCCTGGACGAATGACGATATCACGGCGGCCCGTGATTCGGCCCAGCGTATCCTGGCCCTGATCGAAAGGAACAAGGCCTAATAACACTTGCCCCGGCCTAGGCCGGGGCTTTTTTGTGCCCGCAGGGTTCGCGCCCTGCGGGCTTTTTTGTTGCGGACCGGGTGTCAAAAGCACGCGAGTACGCGAGCAAGCACGAT